ACTAATGACGGAGCCGAAGGTATAGCTTTTTTAAGAAAAGAAGCGCGAAAATACGGGATTATGACGGCCACGCAAGCCGCTAACTCCGAAAAACTCGGCGATGCTATCGGCAGAATAGTAAAGGGTTTTGAAGGTCTTCTTAATTCCGCGATCGGCCCTTTGCTACCAGCCCTTGAGGATTTGGCAGACAAATTTGGGAATTTTATTATTGAAATGCGTCCTGAAATTACAAAGTTTGCTCAAGAGTTCGCAAAAGACTTGCCGAAAAATATAGAGATGTTGAAAGCCGAATTCGGGGAACTCAAAAAATCACTAAAACCTGTTATCGAATTTGGAAAAGAATTAATTAAAAAGTTTGGGCTTTTAAAACTTTCAATGGTTGCTGTCGGCACCTTCATAGCAGGTCCGCTTTTGATTCCGCTAGCTGGTCTAGCCGCAAGTCTTGGTGGGCTTGCAGTTAGCATACTCCCCGCGGTTGGCGTAGCTTTGACGTTTCTAGCGCAAAGTGTTTTGATTCCCTTGGCTGGCGTAATTTTGCCAGCGCTGGGCACAGCGCTTGGAGTAGTTTGGGGAATCATGGTAGCAAACCCAATTGGTTTAGTTATAACTGCGGTTGCTGCTTTAGGATTTGGAGCCTACAAACTTATTAAAAATTGGGACACAGTTAAGGAATACTTCAAAGGTTTCTGGGTTTATTTAAATGAATTATTCGATGGTTCGATCGCCAAAATATCGGGCAAGATGTCAGGTATGTTTAATTTCTTACCAAAGGGAGTTAAAAGCCTTTTTGGAATCGATGTCCCACAGGTTATGGGGAAAGTCGCGCCAACCAAGCTAGAGCAGGTATACCCGAAGACGATAGGAAACGGAACGCAAGCCATCGGTGTAGGCCCAAGGGAATTTACGTCAACTAGTTCGGAAACAAAAAAACATGACGTCACATTGACGTTCGATAACTTGCCACCTGGAACGAAAATAAATAACTCTAAATCTAATAAAGACAAGGATTTTAAATTGTTTATGAATAAAGGACCACAGGGGGCCTTCGGCAATGGTTGATTCAGTCTGGAAGGCTCGTCTACTTCCCGCTTCTTTTCGTGGGATTCCATTTCTCATAGATAGTCATGAGTTCAATGGAGGTAGAAATAATGTATCCCACGAAACACCTGAAGGTGAGCGCGGATTTTGCGAAGATCTCGGCAAAAAAACTCCTGGATATAATATTACCGGACATGTCTTAGGTGACAATTACTTTTTCATTCGAGATGCACTAATTGCAGCAATGCAAAACGGGGACAAGGGATTTTTAGTTCACCCATACCTTGGTTTAAAGGAAGTTCAGCCCGGCGAGTTTTCTTTTTCTGAAACGACTACAGAGGGAAGGCTGGCACGATTTACTTTTAATTTTATAGAAGCGGGAAATCCAAGTTTTCCGGTTAGCTTACTCGACGATATAACAAGTTTCGTAACTTCAGTCGTTGCTACAGTGGCAATCGTTCAGAATGTTTTTCAAATTGCATACTCAGTTAGTCAATTGCCTGGATATGCGCGAGCAAGCGCGAAGGCTTTAATCAATGATTTCGTAAAAACAGTAAACCAAAAAATAGGTGGAATTTCAGGAAACGATAGCGGAAAGGCTAACTTGAAAAAGAAACTTTTGGAGGTTGAATCCAGTTCTGGTTTATTGGCAGTGAATCCAGCTAGCTTGGCTGCTGAAGTTGACAATATTTTATCGCTCGTTCGCGACTTGCCGGAAGACAAAACGGAAAGTTCGACCATTGATATTGCTTCCGGGCGTGATGAAAACATAGACCCTTTGCTTGAGCTGTCTGGGTATACATCTAACTTAGCCGACATAGAAAAGCTGACCCCTACGCGCACGCGCGAGAAGTCAAACGCTGATGCAATTATTTCGCTTATAAGACAATGCGCTATCGTTAAGTTATCAGAAAATGCTGTTGCCAAAGATTTTGATTCTCTTGATTCAGCGGTTTTGGTTAGGGATCAAATTTCAGATTTGATTGAAGATCAAATTGAAGGCGATGTTGACGATGAATTATTCAACGCGCTATCTTCTTTTAAATCGAAGGTAGTCAATGCGATACCAACCGGGCAACTCGGCAGTATAGAAACTATAGAACTTTTTACAGATGTTCCGGCGATCGTTATAGCTTATGACTTATACGAATCACCCGCTTTAGAAAGCGATATCATTCAAAGGAACGCGGTAGAAAACCCTGGTTTTATATCGGGATCGCTTGAGGTTTTAAGAGTTGGTTAATTTTATTGAACAAGCTGCCAAGTCAACTTTCCCAACACTTTTTGGGAAAAAAGATGCCCTAATTCTACGCATTGGCGCTAAATCTTATTCAACTTTTGAATCTCTTAAAGTAACGCGAGACATTAACACGATGTGCTCTAGTTTTAACATTTCGTTCGGCGACAAATGGCGATCTTCAGGCGACAAATGGCCTCTGGTCCCTGGCGCTATGGTTGGGATAAGCATTGGACAGACTCCGGTAATAAACGGTTACATTGACCGTGTTGACGTGGAAGCATCTAATACGAGTCGCACGATCGAAATACAAGGTCGAGATAGGACGTCGGACCTAATCGATTCGTCTGCATCAACTCTGCCTAAAACAGAATTTAAAAATGTAACTCTTTACGACGTCGCCCAAACATACGCCTCATTGTTTGGTATCCTAGTCTCTGTTTCGCCAGGTGTGGATATAGGAAAGCCCTTCGAAAAACTGACTGTAAAACAAGGATCGTCAGTTTACGAAGAGCTTGAACGCGCGGCAAAGCTTAGAAATCTATTAATAATTTCCGACGGGCTTGGAAACTTAGTTATAACGAATCGAGCCGGAACGGCTACAGCGCTACCTTCGACCAAAAACCTGGTCCCTTCGTTTGATTTTGCCGCAGCTGTTAAGACTCTTGTTATCTCTCCTGTCGCTTTGGTTCAAGGTGAAAATATTTTATCAGCGCAAGCTACTTATGACGATTCCGATCGGTTTCAAAACTACGTCGTCAAGGGACAAAGGCAAGGATCCGACTTCGTTACTGGCGCATCTGCTACGCAAGTAACCGGAGTGGCTTTTGATGCTGACGTTTTAAGATTTAGATCAAAAACGATTATTTCAGAAGGCCCTCTTGACTTCTCGGGCGCTCAAAAACGTGCTGCATGGGAATCTAGTATACGTGCTGCAAAATCTATTGAACTAGCCATTGAAGTACAGGGCTGGTCGCGATCCGACGGTAAGCTTTGGGATATAAATGAAATTGTAAACGTTGACGCTAAGTTCGTAGGAATTAATTCCTCGATGCTTATAACTTCCGTAGAATTCGCAAAAGATACTTCGGGCGGAACAAAAACCAATCTGAAGTTGACGCGACCGGACGCATTTGCAAAAGAGCCGAAAAATGATCCTAAAAAAGGGCTGGGATGGGACAAGGAAATTCTGGGAAGTAATATTACACGTATAAAGGCGCTGACAAAATGAGCGGTGATATTTTTGGCGCAATAACAAAAATGCTAGATCCTCTAAAAACTAAAATGCGCCTAATGGTATCTAAAGCGGTGGTTGCACTTATCGACGATGGGAAAAAGATTCAACAGATGCAGCTACTCGCGCTTGCCGGTGAAGTATTGGCGGATGTGGAGAGGTACCAACAGTTTGGTTTTACGTCAGTGCCGCTACCAGGTGCGGAGGCTATTGTTGCCTTCATTGCAGGCGACAGAGAACACGGAATAGTTTTGGGTGTGGAGGATAGGCGATATAGACCGACCGGGTTGACTAATGGGCAGGCATGCTTTTACGATATCTTATCTAAAATAAAGTTAACAGCTGACGGTAAGGCATTGCATGACGTTCCCGTAAAGACTGAAATTAAATCAGCGGAGGTGGTTCTCGGCGCAGGAGTGGTTTTAGAAAAGATATTAAACGGAGAAACTTTCCAAGTAACCTATAACTCACACACTCATTTATCTTTTGGAGTTCCAACAACGTCGCCAATTTTGGCAAGTACGGTTGCGGATTTATCGCAGGCTGTGAAAGCGGCTAAACTTCAGGCGTAAAGGATTTAAAAATGCCAATTACAGGAACCGGTTCAACTTTAAGCGCTCTTATTCAAAGCAAAATGTCGTCGAATGGAATTTCTATCTCAGAAGCTGGCGAGTTGACCAAGCTTACAAAGGCAATTGCCGACGCTGTTATAGAACATTTTGTTAGCAACGCAGTAATAGCTGTGACTGGCGTTACTCCCGGCGGTGGTTCTGCTAGCGGAACGGTGAGCTGATGCAAGATATCGGGATTTTTTACGAGGATTTTACTTTTAAATTAAAGGTAGAAAAAGGCGATCTAGTGGGTGACGATGGGCTTGAAACCTCTGTTA